TGTACCTTTTACAGTGGCAGGACTACCAGCAGTAGCAAACTGTGAAAGATCAATGCCGGATCCGCCAGCCCCATCCAAATTTGGATTGAAACCTGAAAACAGGTTTGAGGCTTTGTCCGCCAGACCGCTTCCTATCTCATATCCTTTGTTGGCAAAATCAGCGCCATTAACAAAATCCTTTTTCTTCACGACTTCATTCCAGTCAGAAGCGGTTTTTGCAGAAGCTGCTGCTTTTTCAATTCCTGCCTTAAAATTATCCAATCCTGCTGAAATCTGAACCTCTACTCCTGGAATACGATTTATAATAGCTTCAACCGACCGGGCCATTTCTGTCATATATCCAACCACGGTTATGGCCAGATCATAAAAGAGGATTTTAACGGCAGCAACAGGGTGATTCCAAACATTGGCAAAGAAATTGACTACCTCTGCAATAACATTGTAGATGAATATAAAGCTATTTGTTGCAGATGCCGCAAGCGCGCCTAATGCTCCGCCAATTATTCCTGTTCCTGAAAGGGTTGCTCCCGTAAAATGATTGACTGCTGCAACTCCGGCATAGAAAGCAGCTGCAAGTACTAAAACCAGCCCTACAATCCATACAATAGGGCACGCGTATAATGCAGAATTAAGTCCTAACTGCGCTGTTGTTTCTGCCCAAGTTGCTCCAGTTGTTGCCCACAATGATAATGCATATAACCCTGCACCTATTGCCTGAGCCCCAAATCGAGCCGCTGATATAAGTGCCAAACCATTTAAAGCCAACTGTGCTCCTGCATAAATTCCCAAAGCCACAGCCGCCGCCCAAATAAACGGTGATACCATCGGCCAGGCAGCAATGCAAAAATCTATAAATCCTTCTGTTGCTTCCCCTGCCAGATAAATCAAACCAATAAAGTTATTTAAGGCGGTTTGTACGCCTGCTGAATTCAAAGCGGTATTTACCTTTTCAAACACCTCTGCAAAAGCCTGTGTGCCTGCATTCTTAATTTTCTGCCAGGTATCTGCAAACGTAGGCGTCATCTGCGAAAATTTTCCATTAATCTCATCTGCGGCTTGGAACATCGCCCCTTTGATGATATCTGCCGTAATTGCGCCGTCTGAGGACAGTTCTTTTAATTCTGCCTTAGTCTTTCCCATATACTGAGCGATTGCATCAGCTACCATAGGGGCGTTCTCCATTACGGCAACAAATTCATCACCTTGTAGTCTTCCAGACGTCATAGCCTGCGTCAGCTGGAGGAAAGCGGAGTTCTGTTCAGCCGTACCTGCCCCTGACACCTTGAGGGATTTGGTAAGCAGTTCTGTAAACCCTACTGCTTCCAGATTGCTCCCAAAGGTATCGCCTGCCAGCATTTTAAGCTTTGCTGTCGCATTGGCCATCTCTGTATAATCGCCGCGAGATCGGTCCGCTGCCGCAAAAATATCTTTTTGGAGAGTCCTCTGTTCTTCCAGGCTTCCAGTGATCATAGCCAGTCTGGCGTTTGTATTGGTGTATGTATCTGTCAGGTCCATTCCCTTTTTTACCGCCGCCAGACTCACTACTGTTTTAACGAGCCTTGATAGGCTTGAGTTGGCTACATCGGCAGCGGCTCCCGTACGTCCTAAAGAACCATTGAATCCATCCGTGTTTTTACTGGCTCCTAAAATAGCCTTAGCTGCCTTATCGGTGTTTTCAACAATCTTCTTGATCTGGCTGCTGTAACCATCCATCAGACGAAACATTGCGTTTAAAGTCGGCATTCTTTCCCACCTTCCTAAGACAGTTTAGCCGCCTGTCTCTTTTCTTCTTTAATCCGTAGATCAATGCTCGCATAAATAAATGCCCGCTCCCTGGGGTCTACCGGATCATCTGCCCCGCAGATTCCGGCGAGCACCCCGGGCCTGATATGAAGTCTTTGCAGGGCGAAATGAGCGTAATTCATCTCTCCATCGCCCTGCTCAATCAGTTTTTTGCCTCTTCGATATCCTCGTTGATATCTTTATCCAATCCAGAGAGGTCAAGAGCCGCCTGCATCAGAGTCGCGAACTCACCCACATAGAGCATTTTTGCCAGGGTTTTGGGAGCGCCTAAGGTTCCCCATCTTTTCTGAAGATCTGCATTGTTTAAGTCTGGCTCTACTACTGCTGTAGCCGTCAACTCACGATTGTAATTGATCCGGTCAAACACTTCATTACCCTTCTTATCCCTTTTCGTATGTTTCCGGATAAACTCCTCGTTTTCCTGCTGAGTAATGGGCCGGATTACAAAGGGAACCGGCTTGCCATTCTCCTGAAAACGGTTTGATACAATCACCTCTCTGTTTTCTGCCTGTACTGGGTGCAAAAATGCATTTAAACTACTCATAATCTGTTTTCCTCGCTTTCTTAATTTTTGTATAAAAAGAACGCCCCGGAGGACGTTCTTTTAGGTTTATGCAGTTCTTCGTTCTTCATAGCCACGAATAAAACAATATAACATTCTATTTAATTTCGGATCATTCATCCTTAAGACCTTCAAGACAAGCGACGCCTGTTCAAGTTCCAATTCTGACAATTCAGAAAATCTTTTACTATCATCCATCTTAGCGCAAATGTTAACTAATAGGCTAATATGCTCTAAAACCATTTTCCGTCGTACCCTGCGACAATTTTGAGTTATTTCCTCTCGTATTTCCATCATTTTCATTACGCCACCTCCTGATAACAAACCCGGCACTTATTAACACTGCCATTTGCAAGCCGGAACTCGATCAATGAGGGATAGCCGTTCTCTTCCAGCCATTCCTGAACCTTTTCGAGAACACTTTCTTTGTACTGAACGGTCACACCGTCATGGCCGTTCCGGCTGTAAGCTGTCTTTACAATTTCATCTGTAAAAAGGTCGATTTTCTGGATGATGGCGCTTACTGCTTTATCATGTGGTCTACCGGACTCAGAATAGATGCCGAGTTTCTTTGCCATAGTAGTGCAGTCCCATAACGTCTGTGTAGTGCTGTCTGTAATCAACGGAATCTGAATGTCAATGTCGGCCTGTTCCTTGTAAAGCCGTTTCGCCTCTGCCGCGATGAACATCGGGTCAACTCCTGCATCTTTGAAAATGCCGCTGACGGTCTTCACAAGCATGTTGGCGGCGGAGAGGTTCTTTTTCTTCTTTTCGGGCTTCTGGGTGATGCCCTCTCTGATCGTTTTCTCCTTATACTTCTTTTCCACCTGGATGAAGTAACGGCGTACTTGCTTGCCTTTCTCATTACGCTCCAACATGGCCATTTCCTTGGCTGTATCAAGTTTAATGATATGGTCTATTTTAGTCTGTCCGGAAGGTGCTAAAATTTTAGCGGCTTCATAATCCTCTTTTTCTACTGCCTCACAATCGCCCAAACGGTTGCGAATCCAATCGCGATAATTACTCTTTACTTCCAAAACTGAATGAAGTTCTGAACCATAAACTACTTTCTCGCCGGTGCTGGTTTCGTATACTGGTACTAACTCATTTTCAATTACTTTTAAATTCTGCATAATAAAAACTCCTTTCAAAAAATACTTGCCAAAAGGAGAAATACAGTGCTATTATTTATATACTCCTTTTGGGGTGTGGAGCAACCATTTCACTTTGGTCGGTGGGGTTGCTCCTCTTTTTTTATTTTAGGTCATCCTCCAGTTTTTTAATTCCCCGTCTTATTGCTTCTGTCTTTGCCACTTTTTCCTGTTCACAGTATCGTTCAAGAATATTGTTACTTTCAATATCAAGCCTTACATGAATAGGTTTTGACTTTGGATTCTCTACTGGTGGTCTTCCTGTTCTTGGGCTCATCATATCACCCACTTTCTGTAGCCCATAAATATAATATAATTGATGTAGCCCAATAAGTCAAGCACTGTTTTCTCAAATTCTTCTTGAAAGAGGCTTCCTTTGCTGATATACTATATTTATCAGAGAGAAACCTCTTTGGTGTATTAGAGATTCGTGATACTTGGTAGGTGGAACGAATCTCTATTTTTTTATTTTGGCATATACTTCACGGATTCCTTGACGAATTACATCGGATTTTGACATTCCTGTTTCTTTACAGCAATACTCTAAAATCTCTATATCTTCATCTGACATTCTGATTCTAGTCTCGTGCTTTTTTGGATTATCCGTTGGTCTGCCTGTTCTTGGCGACATTTTCTACCCTCCTCCTAATATATAAGTGTAGGGTTTCAGTACCCAACAGCCAGTTGGGACTTAATCCTCTCATTGTTTAAGCTGTATAATGATTAGGCAT